CCAGCAAAGTTTTTGAGGAGAGCGAGAGTATTATCAGAGAGTTTCATGGTTTTTTCTTGGATTTTCATAATCAATAAGGATAGTTGTTGGAATTATTCTTATGCAGACCAGCAAAGTGATAAAGTAGAACACAATAGTGGATTGCTTTCAGAATGTCCATCTTAGATTTACCATTCTTCTTGCCAAAGCGAGAAAGATACTTAATGGCATTTGAGCGAGTAAATGCTTCCGCATCACCAATACTCTCAATCAAATCAAGAGTTTGAGTTTTAGATTGCTCGGAAGTATAGTGAGAATGATAAGTGCTAGAAAGATATTGCTCAACTTCCTTTAAAGTTTTATCTTCTTCGTATTTCCAGAAACCGTTTTTGTTCGTATCTTCGGGCATTTTCAAATTAAAAGTAGAAGGCATATTCAAGGAGAGATGATCTTCACCAAGACCACCAGGAAGTCGTGATCCAAAAATAATTGCATCTGGTGAGGTATAAGGATTTCCAGTTAAACTAATACCATCTTCCTCCCAGAAATCTTGATTGGGAATTGTACTTTCATAAGTGCTCTCAAAGTTTTCAGACATTTTGTTTCATAGTAAAGGTTAAAAAGAGGAGGCACATTGACCTCCTAATATTCTATCAAACAGACTTGTATGTGTCAATGGATTCTTCGGAAGGCATTTGGAAATCAGCGTCCACCTTGTCATAAAGTTCAAGGAATGCTTGCTTGGTTTCGTCATCAAAGCGATTCACGCAAACTTGGATTGCCTTTGCCTTGTCTTGGAAGATGCTGTAAGCACGGATAATGTGAACCAGGCGGCGGGTGCTGATGATTTCCTCAATACCACCATCATAGAAGGTCTTGCGGATGATATCTGCCCAGTCCACCAGACGCTTACAGAACTGACGATCCTCCATACCCAGATCCAAAGAGATACCTTCCAGGATCTTCTGTTCGGTAGCAGGAGCAGGATAGGACTGCTCAAAGGTCACAGGGAAGCGTTCAAGGAATGCTTCATTAAGAACATTGGTGCCGATAAATCGACCATCATCAGAACCCTTACCCTTAGTGTTTGCGGTGGCAATCACATTGAACCCAGCAGCAGGTTTGACCCAGCGACCAATCTTTTTAAGGAACACACCCTTACCTTCTAGAATGGATTGAAGGCAGAGGATTTTGTTGGAAGCAAGGTCGATTTCATCCAGAAGGAGGATTGCTCCTCGTTCAAGTGCTTCGATGACGGGACCGTTATGCCATGCAGTGTTCCCATCAACAAGCCTAAAACCACCGATAAGGTCATCTTCATCAGTTTCAATCGTAATATTTACACGGATCAGTTCACGCTTCAATTGAGCACATGCTTGCTCAACAGAGAAAGTTTTGCCGTTACCAGAGAGTCCCGTAATGAAAGTAGGATAGAAAAGACGGGACTCAATAATCTTGCGAATATCACCAAAGTTACCAAACTTGACGAAGGTATCATCTTTTGCAGGGATAAGGTTTTGCTCAACAGCAGGAATAGCAGCAGGTGCTTTTACAACCTGCTCAAACTGCTCTCGTGCCTCTTGGATGGTCAGGTTCCACTTACCACGACTAGTCTTGTAATCGTTGAGTTTATTGGTGACGGTCTGGTAGTTAGCACCATTCATAGCACACCAGGCACGAATATCAGCAGCAGTCACAGACTCCCCATACACTGCTTGGAGAGAAGTGCGGATATAGTCAGCGGAAATGGTCATTTTGTTTGGATTGGGGTGTTCGTTTCAACAAAGTAATTATACAAGAAAAAGGGGGGCATCGAACCCCCCAGTGTACCAGTTTGAAAAGTGGTCAAGCAACGAGTTCCACAAACTCTCCAAGAATCCTTTTATTCATTTTCTTGGACTTAAGACTCTTCACAAATGCAGATTTGATTTGAGTCTTGGTAGCATCTTCGGCAACTTCAAATTCAGCATCTTGTGCCAGAGCATTTGCCGAAAGACCAAAGTAAGCATTGTACCCAGACTTCTTGATAGTAAATGCTTTTTCTTTCTTCCAAGTGTTCATAGTCTTTTCAAAATCTGGTCCATAATATCCACAATAACGGCGGATAAAGGAACCAGCATCACGGGAAGCAAGCACACGAATACCAATGAAGTTTATGTCCTTAAACTTATCACGCAAATTTTGAAGAAGAATATCAGTAAACTCATACCACTCACAATCAAGAGAATAAGTCATACCAGTCTTACGATCACGCAGGAAAGCATTAGGACCAATATATCCAGTGCCCATAAAAGGATCATCTTCCCAGCGGCGTTGAACTTCACGATGATACTTCGGCATTGCTGCCTCACCATCAGTCAAAATTACACACTGAACCTTTTGAAGTTTGTTCTCTTGCTGGAACTTAGGAAGAATCTGGTGAAGAGCAATCAAAGTCTCATTCAGCGGAGTGCCAGAGAGACTCAAACCATAAGGAATGTTATAACGGACATAAGAATTCCAGCGGAAAGCATGGGCAAGACGGAAAATATTCTTCATTTGGTCTTCCAGAGTTTTACCATTGGTCTTGCTGGTGAGCATATTCATCAGTGAGAACCATTCACCAACTTGAACCAGTCCATCTTTCTTGGTGTAAGCAAGTTCACGGAGGTTTGCCTTATTGTCCTCATCATACTTCACCAGAGGATAATCACTGGTAAAGGCATAAACATCAAAGGGAATCGCAACTTTCTTACAGAACCACACAAGGTTGAAGAGTTGCTTGACAGTATCCAACATCACATCACTCATTGAACCAGACCAGTCAAGGATAAACACCAAACCATGATTCTTACCATCAGCAAGAGTGGTTACCTTGCGGAACAGGTCTTCGTTGTATTTGTAGGTGTGAAGTTTAGTACAGTCCAATACACCAGTGCGGGCAGTGGTGGCACGGGCATAAGAATCTGCTGCCTTGCGACACTCAAACTCTTTCACCAGATAGTTGACTTCCTTCTGTGCCGAACGCTTGAACTCTACAAAGTTTTTATCAACTTCGCCAAAAATTTCTTCGGTAGAAACTTCCCGCTCTTCAATCCAAGCATTCCAGTATTGCTTACACTTATCATGGATTTCGGCATTAGGGACAATGATTTTATCCAGGTCAAGTTTGGGCAACTCAAGGTAAACATTCTCATAACCATCAGTATTCACAAGGTCTTTGAGTGCCTCCTCAAGTGACTCCATAGTTTTGACTTCGGGTTCATCAATCTCACCACCCATAGAGGTGGTCTGCTGTTGCTCCTGTTCGGCAGTTCCACCATAAGAATCAGTCTCACCAGGTTGCTCCTGATCACTTTCATTCTCACCCTCAGGTTGATCGGAGAAATCAGAAGCAGGTTGATTACTACCACTCTGTTGAGATTCCAAAGAGTCCATCTGAGTTTTGGTTTCTTCCTGCTGCTTTTCCTTACAAAACTTATAAAGTTTCCAAGCAGCAGCAAGAACATCAACAAAAGTTTCAGTCTCCCCAATCAAAGAGACAAGTTCTTTCTCATCATCCTCAAAAGGAATGTCTACAAAGTTGCCGATTTTATAATACAGATTGACCTTATCAGCAAGATTATAAGTGCTGATATCTTCATCTTCAACCTGAAAGAAGTCTTGCTCGGCAAGTTCCCCATATCCCTTATAGAAGGTTTTAGAGAGACCAGCATAACGACGCTTCATCAGTTTCTCAATGCGGACATCTTCTACCACATTCACAAACTGCGGGGGAATCTTATGAGTCTTCAACCAATCTTCATCAGGTGTATAGAGAGCATGACCAACCTCATGACCAACCAGCAAGTCATACACGGTGTTACTTGCCTTCTCCCACATCGGCAGGGTGAGTACACGAGTATGAACATTAAACTGGGCAGTTTCCACTTTCTTGTGCTCAACCACAAGGTCTTCGGTAGCAAGGAGCTTGGCAAGTTGAGACTTGATTTCGTGGCGGACGGTCATTGGTCTGTTGCGTATGGACCTATTATACAAAAAAAGGAGGTCCGAAGACCTCCCAGTGGACAGTTTAAAAAGTGGATTCAAGCATCTTTTGCCTGACTTGCTGCTCCAGAACCTGGTTTTTTGTAATCATCTTCAGTATATGGTCTGTAATCATCACGACCACCACCACCTTGCTTACCATAACGCTGCTCTCTTCTCTTAGCAGCTCTTGCTCTCATCGCTTCAACAGAATCTGCCTCAACAATACTCTGTCTCCACTCTTCACTCATATTTGCCATAATAGCAAGAGCCGCCTTGTTGGTATCAGCATAACCTTCGGCAACTAGGTATTCTAGCAGATAATCAAAGAGATCGGTTTCCACTTCTTCTTTCTTCATTTTCTTTTCTTCTGGACTTGAACCAAAAGTTCCATGAACCATTTTATCCAATTTTAAATGAAACTTAGTTTCAGAATCTTTACTTGCACCTTCTTCTTTTTTGTCCTCTTCCTCATCCTCTTTTTCACCCCTTTTCAGTTCATCGGGCGAATACTTCATGGTCTTACCATCATCACGCTTGACGGTATAGTACTTTCCTGTTTGTTCTGGATCAACTTTTACAACTTCACCTTCCATTCCACTCGATTTACAAGTGACTTCATCACCAACTTTAAAGTGGTCTTCGGAAATAGTTGTATAAATGGAAGCATAAGCCTCCATCAGGTCTTTAACTTGTTTTGCTTCCATTGTATTAATAGTTTTTTAGTTATTTAGTATTTAAGCAATATCACCCTCTGTTGGAGCACCATACTTCTTCAACCAAATCTTAGTTCCAAGTTCCTTTGCTTTTACAGGATCAGATTTTCTCAACTTCTCATACTTTTGCAGTTCTGGATCAACAGGTTTAGCAGCAGGTTTTACTACTGGTTTGGCAGCAGGTTTTACTACTGGTTTGGCAGCAGGTTTTACTACTGGTTTGGCAGCGGGTTTTACTACTGGTTTGGTATCGGCAGGTTTTGCAGAAGGTTTTGAAGAAACACCTGCTCTCCTCAGAATTTCGGGAGTAGGCATTGGATCAATAGGATCAAATTTTGTTTTGGTAAGTTTTACACCTTTTTCAATTGCCGCATTAGGAATATCAGGACCTAATTTACCATAAGCAGTTGGTTTAAGGTTTCTTGCTTGATCTGTTTTACCAGTTAAAGAAGCAACAGTTCTAAAAAGTGCTTTTCCTCCTTCTTTTCCTGCCTTATCAATAACAGGTTGTGCGAGGGCAGTTATAATGGCACCAGCAACTCCACTTTTCAATCCAGTCAAGGGACCACCAGCAGATCCACCACCAGGCATTTGTGGTTTTACCGCTGGTTTTGCTGCTTTTGCTAGCTTTGGTGCTAACTTATCAACATTAGCAGATGGTGCCAATGTTGAAGAGGGTTGTGCCGATACACTACCTCTGAAATTTCTAACTCCACGACTAGTAAGTTGTTTTAATTCTCTACTACCAGGAACTGTATTGGATTTAATATCAATAGTAGGTCCAGATGGAGATATAGGTCCTCCAGGTTTTGTATCTAATGCCTTAGGTGCATTCATTGAACGTGTTCCACGAGAAGTAGATACGGATCCACGATTTCCAGAAGTTACTGAAGAACTACCAGAAGTATTTGTCATTCCCGTTGCAGATCTAGCAGAAGTTGTTAAACTATCAGGTTTCTTAACAGTAGAAGTTACTGCACCAGGTTTAATAGCAGTAGTTATAGCGCCACCTTTTAAATTCTTTACAGCATTAACAACAGTTCTAAGTGGTTTTGTTAATTGATTAATTGGATTTGGTGCCTGCGGAAGCAATCCACGAATACTGGGACCAGAAGAACCAGTTAGTGCTCTTGTAGTAGTTGGTTGTGTCTTACCAGTGACTTTATTTAATATATCTTTAACACCAGTTCCAGTCTGACCACCAGGCCACACATCGCCAACAAGTTTATTTGCTCCCTTTGGTGCAGTTCTTATTGTTGCAGTAGATGTTCTAATAACAGGTGCTGGTGATTGTGCTGTTGCAGTTGGTGCATTTGCTGGTGCAGATACAGATGGTGCAGATCCTGCTCCAATAGATGTTCCAAGTATATCAGTTATTCCAGCCCTTATAATATTTTTAGCGACTTGTCCAGGTCCAACACCAGGTTTTCCAATTCCAATTCTATTTTGAACTGCTTTCCAAAAATTTTCATTTACAAGTTCAACCATAATACGGTTGGACTCTTGAACAGAATATCCTTCATCAAGAAGAATTTCTAGAACTTGATCATAGATATTAACTTCTTCTGGTATCTTTGTCCAATCAGTTTGTCGAATAGCATTACGATTTGGAAGTTTAGGCGGAACAGGTCCACCTCTAAATGTAGGTCCAGGACCCATTGTTGTACCAAAGTCTCCTGGTTTAATTTCTAGTTTAGATGTAGGAGAAGAAGTAGTAGTAGAAGTTGGTGCAGTTGGTTTTGGTGTAGAAGTAGGTTCGGGAGTACCACTCATCATTCTCTGAACTCTTTCCTGCCCCTCAATACCTGCTCTAAGTTTATCAGGACCAAGAAGTCTTTTTGCTCGTGTACTCATTAATGCCTGTGCTTCTTTCGAAGGACCTGCCATCGTTGCCTGAGCAGATGCCTTACGGAGATCATCAAGTTCTTGCTGAAATGACTTTTGAGGAGCGGCAGGAGGAGTAGCAGTAGAAGAAGTGCTGCTAGGACTGGCAGTGGTTGTAGATGGTTGAGAAGTTACTGGCGTAACTGTTCTTTTACCAGATGCATCGTATGATACATTTACAGATTTTCCACCAAGAGTTGCTGGATATTGTTTACCAACTGTTACGGTTCCACCTTTACCACCGGCAGCAGCAACTGTTTGCGAACTAGTTGTAGTTGGTTTAGGTGATGTTTGAGTAGTAGTGTCGGTAGTTGTTGTTTGTACTGGTTTTAGTTTAGGTGCTGTAGATGCTGCTTTTAATTCATCGGGAGTTGGTGTTGTTCTTCCATCGGTAGGATAAGTCAGTGTTCCATCAGGTTTTACCAAATACCGATTTCCACCAAATACGGTATATTGTTGCTCATAAATTGAATTATATGCTTCTTGTAAACTTTTATAATTTTTGTCGCTCATCTCTAAAAGACACTTTTTAGATATTTATCAAAAAGAAGAACCGCCCCGTGAGAGGCGGTTCTTGAGTGCTTGGCGACGTGCCTTTGCTTGTCGGAGTGCTTGTGGTTTTAGTTTTCGCTTCTGCTCTTTTTTAGAGTGGTGTTGCCAGTTTGGGAGTTTCATTCTCCTCCATTTGCTTGTGAAGACATCATACGGGAAAAACCTTTGACTTTCTCAAACCTTATGACACTTTCAAATTTGTCATGTAGGTCAGACTTATGAGAGATCACAAAGATATTAGCATCCTTAATCACATAGCGAATGATTTTCAAGAACTCATCAGTGCCGAAACCATCAAGTGAAGAATCAAATACCTCATCCATAATCAGCAGATTAGTATTGACGGAGTTTTTGACTCGGGCGACTTCTCTCCAAGTGAAGAGAAGGGCAAGGTCGATTCTCATTTTCTCACCCTCACTGAATGAACTAT